CGACGTCGAGGTCTATTTCGGAGACTGATTATTTATGAAAAAACAAAAAATCGTCTACATAGTATTTAGCGAAAAACAATTTTGCATTGTTGCTGTGTTTTCAAAAAAACAAACAGCAGAGACATACGTTAAATTCCTTGATAAGTTTAATTATAAAATTTCAGAACAGGTGGTGATTTGATGAACAGAGAAATTAAGTTTCGGGCTTTTGACTATTTAAAGATGGTTATAATATTTTAAATTTAAAAGGATGGAGATATAAATCAGAAAAACGCCCTGATTTTTCAAAAATAAAGCAAGGAAATTTGATTTCAATTACTCAAAAAAATACTTCCGTCATAACAGTAGGCTATCTTGATCAAATTTCTGATGAATATTTGTTTTTAAATATGACGTCTATTTTATCATCACAACATTACGAAATATTAAAAGAAGACATCAAAAAAATAACCCGCATAAACATTGAAGAACAAACTTTTGAGGAGATTTGATATGCACATAACATTTCCAATGTTGTTATGATTAATTTTTGTAGTATTAAAATTATGCAATGTTATTAATTGGTCATGGTGGTTGGTAACAATGCCTTTTTGGTTTGGTATTATTATTTCTATTGCCATAATAATTTGTTATACATATTACCTTCAAATTAAAAGGAGAATTTAATGACTTCACTCTCTAAACAAAAAGTTAAAGATTCTTTCAAGGAGTTTTTAGATAAAGCAATATACCTTCCGCCATTCTTATTGAATCAAAAGGTTTTTATTATTACACGCATGCCAGAAAAAAGGTTTATTAACTGCGAATTATGCAATGGAGATAAAAACTTAATTCTCGCACTGAAAAACAAAACCATATCATGCCCAGAATGCTATGGAAAAGGAGGCGAAACAAAATATTTTTCTGAAAAATGGATATTGGTTACCAATGAGCCATATATAATAAAGAAAATATCTTTAGAACACTATTGCAATAAAGAAGAAGAATGGCAGGCAATGTGCGAAGAGACAGGCGTAGGAAGTGGAACATGGTATAACATGAAAAATATGTTTTCTTCTAGATCAGAGGCAATAAATGAATGCAATATAAGGAATGAAAATTATGTCAGCACTTGACGAACAAATAGGCGGAAGCCATTACAAGGATTTCGCCATTCAACCCGTAGAATTTATTCATAGAAATGGCATAGACTTTTTGTCTGGAAATGTTATTAAATATGTTTGCAGATGGAAATCAAAAGGCGGACTCAATGATCTGGAAAAGGCTAAGCATTATGTTGAATTGTTAATTGAGTTGTCGACGAATAAATCTGTAGAGTTTGATTTTCCAAATGAAGATTATTGCAGAAACTGTACAGATATTAACGAAAAAATATTTGTTAAAAAATCTGAATGCAAATGCAATGAACAACAAAAAGAAACGCTCTGTATGGATAATCTTACTGTAGCGCATATTGAATTATGTGAAAGTGAATCATTAAAATTATGCAGTAAATGTTTTTGCGGAAAAACAGAATCAATTTTTATTTACAGAGAAAGATGCAACTGCGACTGCCACAAGGAGACTAAATATGCTTGATAAAGAAAAGTTATGTGAATTTTTAATTAAATCTATTAAAGAAGGTGAAAACTTCTCAACTCATGATTTTGTGTCTACGTTAAGATATGTTTTTCTGAATATTGATAAAGGAGATTTTGACGTGAAAGAAACTTGCATATCATCAGATTTAAAAAGAGAATTAATAGAAGATATATCTGAACTCAATATTTATATTGATGATATACATAAAAGACTTAGTTTGTTGGAAAAACAAATCAAAAAAGTTGAAAGAGATAATCAAATTGATGTGGGAGAGTTGATCCCAAATAAAATAAGAGAAATTGAAAAACAAATAAATAATAATTATTGCCAAATTCAAGGAATTTTCTTGAGAGAAGAAAGCGTAAAAAAAGAAATAAAAGAACATTGGGCAGATAAACAAATATGCAAACTATGCAATTCTATCGTAGAGGAAAATAAATGCAATTGCAAAAAACAAATCACCGACACAGAAAGGTTGGATTTTGTTCATAATAAGGGGATAGATTTCAGTAGAGATCATGATCAAATAATTGCAATATTTGGCTGTATAACTGTCGGGAAAGGAAAAAGCATACGTGAAGCAATAGATGCCGCAATGAGGGCTAAAGATGGAAAATAAAGAAAGTACGGACTTAGACACCAGATCATATCTAATGGGATTTTGTGAGGCAATTTATAGGAAAAACGATCAAAAGTGCAAGTGGACAAAATATATTAATCTCTCATATCCATCAGATTGGGAAGAACAACCAAAAATGTATTTTCAGTCATGTGATAAAAAAAATGTTTTATCAAGAAAACAAGATGATTTTGTTTTCTGCCCGTACTGCGGTAAACCTATTGAGGGGATTGAATAGTGGTTATCAAGAAAAGTCATGGAATACAATTAAAAGATTTGAAAGAAATATTGAATAAATATCCTGAAAACCAAACAAATGAATGGATTATTGAATTTGAATACAATAATCTTTCTGGCCTTTGTTCTGGATCAACTTTGTACTTAAAAGAAGTAGAAAGTCTATGGAGTGCCTCAAAAAAGGCCGTTAGATTAATATTTACGTCAGAGGAAATTAAATCATGAGCGAAAGAAAGATTGTTGATTATGTTGTGTTGTTTTCTCCATTTCAAGATAATATTTCTGAGAAAATTAAAGACCACATAAAAGAAGGATGGCAGCCATATTTTGGACTACTCATTAACTTGGATAATGATTTTTCACAAGCCATGGTCAAGTATGAGGATTAATTATGAGCGTCTCATACAGTGTTGAAGGAGTTATAAATCCAGAAGAAAAAGATGAAGAAAAAATGTATAATATAGACTATGCGGTAAATGAATATTGTTATCATACAACCATATACTATCAAGTTGATTTAAAAAAAATACCAAAAAACATTAAGTTTATTCGATTTTGTTGCAGCTATTAAAATGAGGATTAAATTATGTTTCATAAATTCTGTATTTTAAGTTTTCCATGCGGACTAGGTATGTTTTACATTATTAGGCTTCTTGATATAGATGGAAATATATACTATACAAGGAGTTTTATAATATGACTGTAAAAGTATGCGCTTTTATATGTTACATATGCTGTATAATATGTGCCGCATTAAATCTTCATGATCAGGTAATCGCAACATCTGCTGGATGCATTATGTTATCAATTTGGGATATTAAGGATTAAGTTATGAAAAAAAAATATTATGAAGATTTGGGAAAAATAACTTCTGAACAACTCGTTGAAGAAATTGTGAAAATAATAAAAAGACCAATGCTAGAGTGCATTGAATTTGTAATTGAAGAAAGAATGAAAATATGTTTGCTTGAAGTATTTAAAAATTTAGAGAAAAAAATTTAAAAAACCTTAATAACATTCTCGTCCTCCGCAAAATCCTTCGGAGCGACAAAACCACAACTGTGATTAATAATAATGCCAATCGACTTAAAGCACTCATAAACGTATTCTGAGCAGATATAAGCGTCGTCCGTCTCTGGGAGGGCGCACTCACCTTTTTTGATAAACGCTGTCGCCAGACGTGATGTAATTCGCGCTATCTCTGCGCTATCGTACTGATGACCCAAAAGATCAACGGCATGCTGGGATAGTTTCTCAATGTGGCATTCACGCATGTTTCGATGTCTTGCAATCATCAATTCACCTGAGTATGGCATACGAGAACCATTATAATTATTAAAATACGCACTGAGTGGCACACAGCGCACGCCTATCGACTCAACGCTTTCAAGTACCATAACCCTATCAATGATATCCAATCGTATGATAAACGCTACGTGAGACCATTTTGATCGGGTAAATTTTTGTATCATCTTTGAGAAAAAAGAATTCCCCGAGCATAGGAGAATATCGCCAGATTTTATGTGACTTCGTATTTCTTTGTATTCCATCATTTCACACCATTGTGCTCAAGCGAAAAATGATTTCCGTCATTGAATCGACCACCCCATGAACCGCCAATAGATTCCCAATATTTTCCTAAATCTTCAAATTGATCACCCGAAGTTAAAAGCTTTCCATTTTTGAAAACATTGAAATCAACAGCGAGCCTTTGACAATGAAGAGAATCTTTAATTCCCCTTCCTTGGGTAGCGTATAGCGCAGCAACATCTGGCGGACGATATGCCTCCGCAAACGTCATTTGATATCCTAAATCATAAGACTTTTTTATTAAGTCAGATATCATTGATGTGAATTTTGCTTGTTTGTCAACCATTCAGGCTCCTATTGTCAACCTTATCACTTAACTTTTATAACTGATGCAATCTTTTCGCCAACCACGTAATGAATAATATCTCGAATTCCTGTTTCAAATGAAAAACCGATTAAAGACGAAATGAGAATAACCCATAGTATAGTTTTCCAATGAGATGAAACCAGCTTTATTTTATCAGTTGTCTGTTTCATCTCTTCAGTTTTTTTAGATAACTTTTCCGTTATATCAAAAATATTGAGCAGTTGAACACTCATCTTTTCGATAGCCGCTACCGTAATACCCTGCCTTTCGTCCATATCATGCGTCCTTTCTCTCAAAATCAAAATATCATTCTCGTTGCTGTCTATTCTTTTGGATATTTCAGAATAAACCTCATCTTTTTTAGCCACAATTCATCCTGTTTAAGCAAGCCACGAAATGGAACTTCCTATTACTCCCACATTGTTGCCTGTAGTAAATTGGGCATTTATGGCGGATGTAATAATCATAACTCCACTACTAAAAAAGAAAGAACCGAAACTTCCGGTATTGCTTCCCAAAAAGTTAATCACAGGCATTACATAAAAAGAAGCTGATCCAGCAGGTAAAAATCTTGCAGGAATTGCCGTACCAGTTGAGGTGGTGATTGTTGATGTGGATGTAGCCACTCTGCTCGTTGGAGAAGAATCGCCCCATGTCATTGTGACAATATTTCCGACTCGGCTTAATGTTACTGGAAGAGTCGATGTCGTTGCTCCCCATGGTCCTGTCAATGTCATTGTTATTGTTGTTGACTCTTCATAATACGTTAATGATGCCGCAGTTCCGCCCACAGTCGGCAATTGAATTCCGCCAGTACCCTTAATTCTTGCTAGCTCAGAAAATGATGATGATGACGCTCCGCAAAGAAAAACGTGATCTGCTGTACTTTGAAGGGTTACATATTGTTGAGCATTAGATTGCACTCCAATTCCATAAAACTGAAAATTATTTCCACCGGGAGCACCAAACAATACAAGTTTTCTGTTTAATACACCACCACCACCTATATTAAGCTCAGAGCCAGTTGCTAGCGACATAATCAAGCTTGAATTATTCCATGTTATATTCGCAGAACTTGTCAGTGTATTTGATCCGCTTCCAAATGCTATTTGGTTAGATGTTAGCGGCATAGAAGAAATGTCGGCGGCTACGATTAAGCTACTAGAAAATACGCCAGAAGCATTATTATGAACAACTCCGGCCGTTCCAAACGTTGTTTCTGTTAATGATGTAAATGCACCTGTTGATGGGATTACACCACCAATAGTAGTGCTATTCATTTGGCTTCCGCTGATTTGAGTACTGCTTACAGAGCCGAACGATACTGCTACGCCCGACATAGTGCCGCCAGTCACAATGATAGAATTTGAATTTTCATAAGCCATTGTTCCTAATGTGCCTGTGCTACCATTTATCATGGTTTGAACTTGAGAAACCGTTAAATCAATAGGATCAGCAAGAACTCCCGTATTATTTCCTTTTATTGTATTTGCGGCCATTTGAGCAAGTTTTGCATTTGTTATCGCATTATTTGTTACGTCAGCAGTTACTATCAAACCGCTTGAGAAAAGACCACCAGCAGCATTATGAACAATGCCAGCCGTCGCAAATGTCGTTTCTGTAATCGCTGTCGCCCTTAATGAAGCCGGAGTTGTCGCGCCTACTGTTGTACCATTAATTGTTCCGCCAGTTATTGCAACAGCATTTGCATTTTGTAGGGCCATTGTTCCAAGCCCTAAATTTGTTCTTGATGTTGACACGCTTGCTACATCGGATAAGTTATTTGCGGCAAGCAAGAATCCTGTGCCAGCAGTGCCTAACGCAGCGTTTATACCCTGCAAATGTCCATTAACAGAAGTATCAACAGGAGTATAATGTGTTGGAGATGCGTAATTTGCAAATACACTGTTGGCAGCCGTCGTTTTTGTTATTGTTGGCGCGCCACTTGCTATAATTGGCGTATAAGCTGCAAGACTAGAAGCATCTATAAATACATTGCAGTTTGTAGCGCTTCCGCCAAATGTAGGAGCCGCAAACATAATTGCGCCTGAAATATAGAAACTTGAATTAAGAGGAGCAGATAAAGTATTTGCAGATATCGCAGTTATTGATGTGAAAACATCTCCACTTGATTGCAGATAAGATGGACCAATAACTGAAGTTGTACCAATGTTTATGACATTATATTGATTTGATTGAGAAAATAATGATGCGTTATCAATAAATATATTTCCAGAAAAGCTATTATACATATAACAAGCTGGATTTATTGTCGCCGTTCCTTTTGTTATAATAGTATTGGTGTTATTAACAAAAACATTATCAAACTCTATTGTTGGACCACCAGAGCCAGAGATAGCGGAAAAATCCATTGTGACCTGACCGACCGTCAAATCCTGCATATATACAGTACCATTTATATTTGCTGTCCATGTCGTTGGGTCAGCAACTATTGCAAGCGTATTATTCAGAAGGGTGGTTCCTTGTGTTTCACCCTTTATGCTTACGTAAGGTTTCCAAGAAATTTGAGTAGAATCAGTAATCTGACCGCTCAATATTTGAATCGTGAAAGGATTTGTTGCTGTTGCAGTTGTTATATGCGCCATGGCATAACTTACAGTAGCGTATGGAGACAAAATTGTTCCGTTAGTTACAGCATCTGTCCCTGTGGATGCGACATAAACGGTATTACTTCCCATTGCAGCGCCCAATATAAAAGTAGCCAACCCGCTTAATGTGTATTTTTTATCTGTACCGCTAGGCGCCATTGTTGTATCAGTTGTATCAACCGCAACATGAAGGTCAGTAGCTTTTGGCGTTCCAGCGCCCAATCCAGTAATCGTTGTGCCTGCCATAAAAAATCCTCTCTATATAAATAAATTAACCTTCGAGTAAAACTGGTGTTGTATCTTCTAAAAGAACATCCGTTCCGTCTTCAAGCAATAATGCGTCAGCGGGAGGCGGAGGCGGAGTTGTATTTCCCCCTCTTTTAGAATAAAAAAAACGTCCTGCTACAGAATAAAATTTTCCGCTTCCAGCGCTGGCGCTCATAATAAATCCCCTTAAATATTTCTAGAGTTATAAAAAGCAACTTCTACAGGATTTATCGCAGAGCATATAAACGATATTGTTTCTCCGGGAATAACATATCTGGCAACTGGGTTTAGTTCAGATTTCGTTTGAACGAATAAAGACCCAGGAATTGTTGCCGCTCCGCTCATATTTACCCAAACATCGCCTGATCCACCGTATGAAAAATAAGCAACATCTACGTTTGCAGGAACTATAATGCTCGCAGCAGTTGATGCAGTTAGAGTTATTGCATATATATTTTGCGATACAGGAATGGCGTCATCTATTGCGCCGTTGACATCTTTGCCAATAATAAGATTTGTGCTCATGTATAATTCCTCAATATTTTACAATGTAATTTACGTAGATATTTTGCGGTCTAGACTCTTCTAATCCCTGGAATGAATTTGAAACAACAAGGTTTAATCCAATAGGATTTGCTGGTGGTATAGCGTTATTTTGCAATAAAGGAAATTGAGCCGGAGGACCAGCTGTTGATGCAAATGGATCTCCTGACGCATACACAACGGTTGAATTTATTATCGAATGAGTATGACTTATATTGTCGCTGAATTCTCTCGTTCCTATGTTATTTCCAACAATAACTGAATTGACGGCATATCTTGATAATGCCGCAGGCTGATCTATTGTAGCCGATCCATTATATCCTTTTAAGAAAATACCTCTTAAATCAGGAGTTGCAAAAAATCTCAAATTTATTGCAGATACAGTTTTTGATGTGACATTGTCTTTAGTATCTGTAGAGGATATGTTAACCTCAATGCCAATTTTTCCAAGAGGTGCTGGATCCGTTCCTCCTCCATCAATGTTATACCAAACGTAATATGATTGGGTTGTAGTAGAAAAATTAAAGTATGAGCTTTGAGGAATTGCAGATCCGGCAACGGTAATTATTCTTGATATTTGACTGCCATTAATTGCATTAGCTGTAATTTGAGATGCGGCATTTACTCCTTGCGCTGTAAAAACATTTACTTGTAAATATATTGTTACTCCAACAACTACAGGCTGAGTTCCAACTCCATCCAATGTATACCATACTACATACGGTTGAGTTGAAGTATAAAAAACAAAATATGTTCCAGCGCCAATTCCCGCTATAGAAACCTGCTGAACCGCCTTAGCATTGGGAGCATCTATTATAGACGCAACATCTCCCGCGATTGTGTGTATGTCTGTAAATCCTGTTTGACCAATAGAATTTGCAAATATAAACAAACTTCCTCCTGAAGTAACTCCTGCTGATGCGTCTACCGTTGTTTGACCTGTGTGAGTAGTCGAAAATGTAAATCCAGTCGGAGGCGTTCCGTCTGTCGGCGAACTTGTTGCTCCGCTATTATTTGTGGAAAGCACAATATTCAAGTTTCCGTCAATATATGATGTTACAAAGTTTTTACCAGAGCCAAAGGTGTATATGCTCATTGGAAGTGGAACTGCCGGACTCACTAGATTTGACGCATATACTTTTGCCAATCTAGAATATGGAATTCCATCTGACGAATAAAGTTGTGTGTCATATCCTGCGCCATCAGCACTTAAAAATCCGTAAGGAAGCGCCAATGAACCGCTGGCAAAAATAAATCCGACTTGTGATCCATCAAATCCTATACCTGTTTTTGTTAAAACAAGCGGAAGTCCTATATCGCTCCCATCAACTGCGGGGCAGTCGGTATCATCAAACAATGACTGATATAAGAATTCTCGTGTCGTTGTGTAATTAAATGTCGGCGCAACAACATTTCCGGGGGTCAATAAAGCATCTGTAAATTCAGCATCAAACAATTCATTTGTGGGAAACCTTAATGCCAATTGAATATAATCATCATCATTTGGCCCGATAATTGCACCAGTGTTAGCGCCAAACACAAAGGAAAAGAAAAATGGCGTGAATGTATTGGTTAAGGTAAATGTGGTCAAAGGAAATTCAGCGGTTGCATCACCGCCTGTCCCGTAGTTTTTGATAATTATCAATTCAACTATAATTGATCCGCTTGAAACTGTTTTGCCAGTTATCCCAAAAGTGAACATGTCAGTGTCAGAAGAAAACTTATTCACATCATCAAATTTAACGCGCAAGTCTTTGAATGTATCGCCAAGACTTGGGGCTTGACACATTACTTCTACCGCATATCTTGGACTTGTTATGGGGTTAGTGACAAATGATCCTATTCTTTGAAATGTCACGATATCTGTGGCTGTTGATGCCATTGGTCGCTCAAATGTCCATCCGCCAAATGCAATATTTGTAATTGGCTGAGTGATCCCTCCCGCATCTGTTGAGGCCGTAGCAGGTATATTTGTGTGAAGCCTAAACTGACCGTCAGGAATATAATTTATGTTTACTGGATTTGTAACGGTGCCTCCAGCAGCAAAAAAGTTAGGGAATCCTTCGCGAGAGAATTGGAATACACCATCAGAATTATAAAATTGTGCAAAATATAGCTGAACATTCCCAAATTCATCTAAAGGATATCCATAAACAACCTGATCAAATGCGCCCTGCAAATTCATATCAAGACGCCAACTGCCGTCAATATCCATAAATCCATATTGCGTATATGTGTAATTTGGCGGAGACCCAGTCAATTGATAAACAGGTTTACCGACCGTTCTTTCTGTATCAATAAAAAACTTAACATACCCATCACTCAGAAATGTTAATAAGTCTTTGTCTGTGAAAACTTCCCACAAAGGAGTTAAGGGTACATAATTCGGATTAAGAGCCATTTTTAACTCCACTGTTGTTTAAGTAATTTGCTAGTACGGCGCTTCGACCGGCGGGGTATGATCCACGTAGAACATTTGAAATTGCGGCACTGATATTGTCGATAGGAAGTCTTCGACTTATATAATTCATGAATGGAGAGGCAACAGCTCCAGCGCCCAGACCCATCATTGCGCCTGCTGTAGCGCTTCCGTGAGCACCGCCAAGGGCAGCAGCAGATAATCCTGCCGTTGCCATTTGCAATCCATTTCTTGCTTTTATACGATTTTCTAACTCACCGATTTGTGATGCTAATTCAGGAGAAACATGGGCGCCCAAACCCTGCTGTTGTAAATTCTGATATGAATTTAAAAGCCCTTGGGCGCTTTTGTTGGGAACTGTCTGTCCGAGTTTTGTATATAACACTTTATTCATTGTGTCTTCAGGAAGATCACCAATTACCTTTGACATTGATTCATTTGGCGCGGCAAATATTGTTGATAGAGTGCTTGGCACGGCATTTGTTTTATCGCCCGTGGCAATAGAAGCAATTTTTGGATTTGAGAGATAAGGAACAACGTTTTGCTGATAATTGTTTGACGCATTTGTGTATTGTTGTGCCAACTCAGTATTTGCAACACCGGGCGCGGCATCTGGATTTAAAGGTGTTCCTTGCTTGTTCAGAAATGACATCATGTCTGACTTCAAAGCATCTCTTGCTTGATTGATCGCTGCAACATTGTTTGAAGTAGCTATAGAGGGCGCAGCGTTTCCATCTTGCAAATATCTTGACTGAACACCCAATTCACTTTGAAGTTCGTGCGCATTCTGAAATGTAGGATTGTTAATAAAATCATTGTGCATTTTCTGTAATGTATTTGTGTAATTATCAGTTATGGTTTCTGGCAGATTTGGATATTGCCCCGTCAAATTAGAAAAACTTTTTTGAGCAGTTGATTGACCGCCAACGACTGGCTCAGCATTAGCTGACATCAATGGGGTCATAGGAGAATTTGCAGCAGGCGCATTTTTATTAATAATCGTAGGAGACGATGCTACAGGCTCGGTTTTTCCTACATTGGCATAAATAGAACCGCTAGGAACAGAATCAAAGACAGGATTATAAAGATCACTCGCGTTGGCCTTTTGTGCTTGATAAGAGTTTCTAATAGACGATAGCACAGATTTTGTTGCGTCTTCAAGATTTTGGCCGCCACCAAGTGTTTGAATAATGTTTTGCGCAAAACGCTGAGGCATGAAATATTGCGCGCCTTGGGCTAGTTTTCCAGCAATACCGGGAATGGCTTCTGATGCTAATGATGCGCCTGCGCCTATTCCAGCATTTTCGGCTCTATTCTGATCATTTGTGGCGCCGCTATAAGCAGCACTTCCTAATGCACGACGAGCAATTCCAGAAATCCCATTTCCACCAAGAGCTGTGGCAAGCTGTCCAATTACTGGGGCAGCTTCTGATGCCGCTCTGGCTGTATCAAGCGCCTCTCCACCACCTAAGAAGCCGCCTATATTTCCCGCAATATTTCCTACGTTATACGCTGTTCCGGATCCTGTTTTCGCAGGTGCGATATTGACTCCGGGAAGCATGTTTAATCCGCTTGATATTGTATTTCTCAGCGCGTCACCAGCTCCTAAAACACCCTGAACCCCCGGACTATTTACTACACCATTTAGAGTTTGTGGGCCGCTCATAATTGACGATTGAGGAGATGGCGCCACGTTAGGAATCGCTCCAAGATGCGAAAATGCAGATGCGCCTAATGACGCTTGCGGAACAGCGCCTAAGTTTGCGAATGCGTTTGCGCCTAATGGTTCGTTCATTGCTGAGTCGCCCCCATTTTAAGCGCTGCTTGAACATTTGCTGCCGGTATTGAAAATGATTCGCCATTAGGTGCTTTCATGCTCACCATTGCGCCAACTCCGGCAGGAGTACCGCCAGTTTGTGCGCCAGTCATTGTTGCATTACTAATTGGCTGACCGCCGTTATTCAAATTTCCGACTGAGCCAGCCAAGCCAACTTTATTGGCTGCGTCAGCGCCTTGGTTAATCCATTGATCAACATAGTTTTGGGCAGCAGAGTAAACTTTTGGAGATACAAGACCTTGGAATGACTTAATATTTCCCATGGATTGATTATTAACTTCTCTTATTGCCTCAATACCAATATTTCCACCCATGGCCTTTAATCGCAAAGAAGCCATTTCAGGCATTAAAGCTTTAGATGCCAAAAATCTAGCCTGTTGATCAGGATTGTCATTTGTAATGGCGCTAGATATTTGAGATGGAGAAAATCCTGCAAACTGACGTGAATAAGGCGCCATTGCAGTTGTTATATTTGGCATGATTGAATTTATTTCATTTAATGCCTGATCACGTCTTTGTATAAGTTGAACAGTTTGCGGAGTAGCAGAATATAAAGGCGTTGGTAAATTGTTTGGATCAAGACCTCTTTGTTGCGCCAAAGACGAAATGGTTTCTCCGTTATAATATGCTTTAATGGCATCTTGAGGATCAATTCCCATTCCGGCCGCCTGTCCAATCATATAAGTTTTTGTATTTTGAGGAAGGCTATTAAATGGAAATCCAGACGCTCTTGATTGATAATAATTAGCTTGAGCAACCTTTTCTTGAATTGGAGCAGTAATTCCTTGCATCAATAAATTTCTAGCGCCTTCAAATGATGAAAGATCACCGTTTCCTTGACCAACACCAGCCGCAGGATTCTGTGGCGTTCCGTATGGATTTGGCGGAAGAATAGGGGCACCATTCTGGTTGCCTCCTGTCATTGCTCCAGCAGACGGCATCGCTGGCGCTCTCATTGGAACTCCATTATTCATGCCATTAACAAAATTTTGATCCTGTGTCGGCGCCGAAGATTGTGGCACTTGTCCATTTGAAAGCATTCCCATATTTCTAAGAACGGCAAGTCCACCAATTTGACCCGGCAATCCTTGCAGCATCGTCGATGGATTATTAATTGAGAATTGATTTTTTGCGGCTTCTGTTCCTATATATCCAGCTTGCGCTTGAGCTGATGGAATTTGACCGCTCAAAATATATTGTGTTGCAGCGTTTAAATTTGGCGTCTGCGCTTGTTTATACGCAAGATCAGCAGCCGTCATTTGAGGCGCAACATTAGCTTGCGCTTGAGATATCTGATTTGCTAATTGCTGTTTACGTAAAGCAGCCTGCATATTAGCGCCAAGATATTGATTCTGCATTGACTGCTGATAAAGCGCATTAGCCTGACCAATCCCCGTCATTACTGGGCTGATCTGATCTGGCGTGAAATTTGGTAAAGCAAAACTTTGTTGAACTGGTAATGGCATAATTTATCCCCTTAGAACAACATCATGGCTAAGCCCGCAAGCTCGCCCATGTTTACGCCACTGCCACCACCGGAAGAATCTCCTTGTTGACCTCCGCCACCGCTTCCGCCACCAAACATTCCGCTGAACATACTTCCTAATCCGCCGCCACCACCACCACCAGAGCTGCCGCCTCCAGATGCGCCTCCTCCCCATCCGGTGCCCCCAGTGTATTGGCCGCCCGGATTGAATATATCGTTTACGCCTCCCCACAATTGACCATATGCCTGCCCTTTTCTTTGGTTGTTATATTGAGCTTGAGCCATTTTCATATTCCCTTGGTTCATATAAGCAGCGCCAAGATTTTGGGCAAGATTGTTTGCAGCGTTTGCGCCTTGGTTATAAACATCTTGTCCAGCGCCGACTCCTTGACTGTAAATATTTGTTCCTGTCATTGCTCCAAGTCTTTCCGTTCCTTGAAGACCTTGTATTCCTTGACCGTAAAGCTGTTGAGAATGATTTAAATAGTTGTAGTAATCCTGATTGGCCAATTGATTTGTAACGCCAGCAATATTTTGTTGCTCTTCAGGACTTCCAGCCATTCCACCTGCAGCGGCTGCTCTGTTCGCGGCACCTAATGCTTGACTGGTTTGAAATGCGTATCCGGGAGATTGGTGAAATCCCGCGCCCAAACGATTAACTAATCCACTTGGATCATTTGTCATTTGATTGTATTGATTCATCAATTGACTGCCAGCAGCATTTCCTCTGTTTTCGTATTGCTGAAGACCCGGAAGTGCTTGCAATCCTGCATTTTCGTATTGATTTAATCCGCCAAGCGCATTTAATCCATTATTAATCCATGGACTATATTGCTGATTAAGCATTCCCGGTATTTTGTCGTAATAACCAGATGCGGCATCATACGGATCATCTTGACCGTAAAGGTTAAATAAACCGCTCCCTATAGAGCCTATTCCGCTTTCTAATCCCATATTAAATACCTCTAAATTGTGCTAATGGTTTTAAAGACACCATTAACAGAAACTTTTGGAACCTTTAAATCAGTGTCATAAATAAATCTTGGAGTTGTTATGTTGGCTTCAATCATTGCGATATTGCTTGTTGACTGCATTGGGATACTTGTCCCTTCTTCTGACTGATTTATTTGTAATTCATTAGTGACGAGCATGTGCCATTTGTACCAATCTGGGTGCATGTGACCGCTTTGCAAAATAACTGGCGTCATTGGATGCGGCAAATTAGGAACATTCATTGGTAAATGCTCCCGTATGCTTGCTTAACGCAAAATCTTTGCTTTCCCCAAAACGCGAACTTTAAAGTGCAATCATTAAATGCGCCGATATTCCAGAAATTACATACGTTTTGTCTTTTTCCGAATCTGTTCATACGATGAGGGGCTACATTCCAGAAATGCTCTCCACCGTCTTTTGATGCAGATAAATCTATTCTTGGCCTTAATGATGGCAATAAATCTAAATTTTCTTGTTGCTCACCTTCTAAAAATCCTTGCTCCATTGTTAGGTTTATATTGCTGACAACAAACCTGTCTCCGTTCGGTATTGAAAGATTTTTCAATATCCTAAATCTTGGCATTTCTTTTCCATTCAATGTATTAATTGTCGACGACATCTTGTAAACGTTTCCATCAATCAGACTAACAAAATAGTAATTTCCATTAAAAAATGTTACACGACGGGCTATGTGATGATTCATTTCATGATCAACTAATGTGAAAAACATCTTTGTGTTGAAGTCAAAAGCATATGTGACATTGTCCGTTATGAATGTGATCACATAGAAAATATGTCCAGCTTCTCTGAATATAAATCCCACTGAGTCATTCGGCTTTTTCATTTTAGAAAAAACAAAATCTATCCCGTCATTTGATAGTCTTTGTCCGGGGCCACCTTGAGAAAACATAATGGATATACCAGTCTTTTCATTTGATCCGAGCCATGCAATTATTCCGAATCCAGACGCAATAGTTGCGGCATTAACACATCCATAATCAATGCTTAAAGAGTTTGATCTTTGATATGGGAAAAGCGTATATCCAATATCCTGCCATGGCTCACAAACTGTTTGTCCGAATACGAATAATTGTCTATCTAATGGAACCGGAGCGGTGCATATCGTTGCTTTTGTTTGTATTTGTCCAACATGAGACGCATCATCCGGCCACGAAAGGCCATTATTGTTATCGGACAGCCTGAATCGATTAGATAATCCATCTGCCGCGATAAAATATGTATCTTGAAACGAAATGAATTTTGGTTGGAAATTTACGACAACTTTCGTAAATTTATCGGTTGAATAATTGAAAATATAAATTGCAACTCCATCACATATCGCCAATTGACTGCCAAGATTTTCAGCAATATAAACCGGGCCAGATGTAGTCTCCAATTGACCAATTTGATCTGATGCCAGATTGGTATCTACTATATAAACGAAAGAATCAACAACAACAATCATATGATTAAACTTTGGGCTTGTAAAAATTTCTCTACCATTTGTCCCGTTAAGGCTTATCACATTCTCATAACCCAAAAAGCTTACTAATGCGCCGTCTGTGACAATCATGTTTATAGTTTCAGCAGAAGAAATCTTTTTATAACGACCGAAAGTATTTCCTCCGATTAATCCCATGTCCACACCTTGTCCGGGCAAAAACTGTAATTCCTTTGCGCCAGCCTGATATCTCGATGTAAATTGTGCGCGCATCATTTGGTCCATCATGCGGTCCACCCTCTCCCGAAATTGACCTGTGCGTATGTCAATATTCCAGATGATCCAATTAATGATTTTCTCTTAAGTTTAAAATCACGAGGGTTGATTGATCTCATTTCATTTCTAAGCCTCATTAATTTTGCTTTTGATTCTGGTGGCATAGAAATTTTATAAAACATACACATTGATTCAGCTAATTCAAATATCAAGAAATTCTGATAAAAAGTATCTAAAAATCCGTCAAATTCAGTGCTGAATATCACAGATTGAAGACCAATAAGTCCTGTTACTTGAATGCCTTCTATTTGTTGATCTGGTGTGAAGTACAAATAAATATTCATTCCACCATTTACGCGTTCCCAATACCATTGAAAAGGAAGCGATTGAATATCGTTGGCGCGAGGAGTTCCTAAATATTTATATCTGGTTTCAAACCTTACGGAATATCTAACGCCTTGAATCGTGAAGGTTAGAATCTCTGCGGTTACAAGATTGGGCAAAAAATAAATCTCTTGCCCTTGAATTGGGGTTATATCTAAATGTCCGAAATACGGGAGCAACACACCAGTCGCCGACTTTTCAGCCAGAATCATATTGAGCCAAAACAGTCCGTCAGTTCCTTCCTCATCGTCTTGCTCTTCAAGACTTCGAGAAAGAATGCCTGACAGATTCAAGGCTCTTTGTATGATAACTCCCGCTTTCAATTTATTAACTCTAGCTTGATAAGCCAGTATTAACAGGGAATAGCATTCTCATTCCGTACTCAGGCGTTAATTTAGCGCCCCAGATTGAGTCTACGATTGAACCTGTTAAGTTCTGTCCGAATGCCGAACCGGTCGTCAAACGAATAGCTGCGCCGGATGCTTCATCTGAATGGCTTGACGTGATGAACGGAGCCTGATCAGGTAAGCGAGGCATTGCTAAGTAGAACGGAGAGCCTGCATACATAACACCAGCTCTGTGACTAGGCATTAATAGAACCTGCATACCAACCGCAATTGGAGCATTGATATTCTGATTTTTACCCGGTGCACTGTAAAGTGCTGGGAAAATATTCAGAGTTACGTTACCGCCAGCGCTTGTTGCTGGCGCCGTTACCTGAAACTGAACATCTACTTCAGATGTCGAATGACCCGTGAATGTCAGATAATAAATATCAGGCTGAAGAGCTACACCATGAACAAAGTAGCCAAGATCGCCCGTCAATGCTGCGCCAACGTTATTTGTGCTTGCGCCAGAGAAAGTGATCTGATTAATGCCGCCATCAGCGTTGGTTACAAAGCTTGTCACAGTCAACAAATCCTGATTTGCGCCCATTGTTCCGGCAACATGCACAGGCAATAAGTTTGATCTATTGTAGTTAAAGCTGTCAAAAATACCAATTTCCCATGAATTAAATCTCATGTTATTGCTATCAAGCGTGAATTTATTCTGACCTGTAGCGATGATTGAAGAAACGGCCATGTTAGGAATAAAGCATTCATAGTCACCCTTTGCAGGACAACCGTAATCTTTAAACTTAGATTCAGCATAAGCCAACTGCGCAAATGAATTTATTGGCAAAATGTTTTTGTTTACATCTACACCAGCTGTATAGAAACGATAGGTATCATTGATGAAGCGATTTAAAATGCTCTTTTCAATAACAGTACCAAGTTCGACCATCATTGATTCTTCAAAGGTTTTGCGATAATCGTTGTTATCAATGTTAAATACTAACTGTTCAGAACTAACGGCAAAGTTACAGTTAGCAGCATTTAAATTGCCGTAACTATCGTAAAAACCACCAGTAAGAGGGGCGCCAGTGACGTCAAATCCACCAACCGTTAAGTTATTTACGCGCTGTTCAACGGTGTCAAATGTAGAAACGACAAGACCTACGTTTGCGTATGCGCGAGGAGGTGAATCATAAGTGACTGTATTGCCCAAGTTGGCAATTTTGTCTTGAAAGTTTTGGAACTTTTTGTTTGCTTTTGCAATACCAGCAAACATGTTGACCAGTCTTGCTAAACCGGATTTTTGATACGTTTGTACCGCTTGTAAAATATTTGCACTAGTAGCCATTTCAGCCCCCAATTAAGTAAGTTAATTTTGTAGGGCAAAAAGACTATCTATAGATTAGAAATAACGCTCAGTAACTTCCCTTGAAGTCTGAAGAGCTGATATTGTCATCTGTCTTGCCCACACCAATATTTGAGGGATTGACTTGTGACAAAGGCGTCCTAGGCTTTGGTTGATTAGCGCTCATTTCGTTTACTTTGATTGAATCAGAAAGCTTTTTCATCTCGTTATATGCTTCTTCTCTCATTCCAAGCTTTTCAAACATGGCAATCTGCGCTATTTTTCCAGGGTTTTTAGCCATGTCATAGAGCATCTCACCAGCATTGTCGAATTGATGCGCCAACAATAAAACTTCAGGTGTCTTCGCGAAATTTCCAAAATCTGATCTTACAACCTTGTCATAATCGTCAAACTTAGATTTTGCAGAAGAAGTTTTGGTGGTTAAATCATTAAGAATTCGCGTTCCGGCTTCTTCACGCTGTTGCGCTTCCCACTTTGCTTGCTCTACAGCTCTCTGCTTTGATAACTCTTCAATAGCTATCTGTCTAAGTTTTGAATCATTGTCTGCGGGATTAAAGACAGGTGATGGATTAGGTTGCGCCACAGGTTGCGCCATCAATTCAGCTTTCGCCTGTTGATAACCTTTATCAAAACCACTTTTCTTTGCTCCGCCAACCATCGCATTGATTTCGTGTTGATGAAAAACCTTTGGTTCTGGCTGTACTTCTACAGACGGTTGTTCGACTTCGGTATTTGGAACTTCATTCACAAATTTAACTCCTCAAGATCTTTAACCCCATCACGGTAAGCCGATTTATGCAGATCGGGCTGCGTTGGTTTTAGCCTGCCAACTTCAGGTTGCCGACTTAGGCAGTCGTCGCCGCAAACACATATTATTATTTTTTTCTATATAAATCAAGTACTTACGTTTTTATTATGGGATCATCTGACCCTGCGGTGCCGTTTGTCCTCCGATCTGAGCTTCATTTGCATTAGTCGGAACAATAGGATTTGCATTGACAAGATTTGTGGCGCTATCGACCATTTGTTTTGCTATCTGACTGTCTGCCGCTTTATTTGATATTCCAAGCCTAATTCCGTGAACCATCCTTTCTGTGTCGTCCTTTTCGCCTTGCAATGCTATGCGCGCTTTAGCATCAGAAGATTTTGATAGCGTCTCGATGCGTTTAGTTATGGCATTTTGTTGTTCAACCTTTAGCTTTCCTTGCCCAAAAGCGGCCTGATTATCAATTTTCTGTTGCTGTTGATGTAATTTCACCATCTCAGGGGGCGGCGGTTTAGGTTGATTCTTCGCCTGTTCTTTCTGTTGCTCCATTTCCTTAACTTCTTCGTCAGCCATAGCCTTAATCTGATCAGCGCCTTTAATAGAAAGATTGTCTGCGAGTATTGCCAATCCTTTAGGATTGTTAATGAGTTGCGCCATTCCTGGTAAAGCATTGGAAAGCTCAATAAGCATCTGAACGGCCCTTGTCTTTTGCACTTCAAAGTTCACGCCTGCGCTTACCATTATCTTTAAATCAGCAGGATCAAAATTCATCTTCGGAGAAGAAGGATCAGATCCATTAATTGTCACGTGCTCTTTCTTGTCTTCGTTTGTCAGCACAGGAATTGAGCGAGGCGTTACTAAGTATTTAGGAATCAGATCAAGAACGATATCGGCTGCCTGCTGAAGAGATGCCAAATAATTTACAACAAATGGCATTGCAGCAGCATTTGATTGCGTCGCTCCTTCTACTATAGCTACACCAGAAAGTTGGTTTTTATTCAACCCCAAAGCTGAGTCATACGAACCTAATGCAGCCTGTATCGTCTGCTCAGCACTCATATAAGTGTTCATGATCTCAGGAGGTAACGGAACCTTTTGTACTTCTTGAGGGGGATTATATTGCTGAGAGCCGTCATCACTGAATTGCTTATACATATAATTACTTGCGCTTTGAACATTTGTGTACGCTTCTTCGTATTGTTGGGGTATAGACTCAATAGCGACTTTCATTTTATGCTCTACAAGCGTTTCAATATGATTTGCTATTGTTTGACCTGCCAGATTTTTAAGCTTTTGAGCGCCCACAGCATTGTGAACATATGATCTCGTCAACTGTTCAATAGTCGCGCCATCGCTATCTTTTCTAATCGTGACAGAGTTACCGTCAACAAATATCAGCGGAAGTCCGATAAAATCTGTATCCACACGCTCCAAAACTTTAGTGGAAATAATCTGATATCTGTCTATTTTTGGTATATTTGTCCATCTTTTCTGGACAGGAATTGGAGGCTGAGCTATATCATTGTTCTTAACATACATATCGAGCATTTCTTCATATTCAGCCTTTGTTAAGCATCCTCCGCCGGGCAACTCATAAAGCATCACGCGCTTGCTTGTTTTCTCATAATAATTACAAAGCATTATTATGTTTTTGCGATTGCTTTTAAAGCCCCATTTAAACCCCTCAAGCGATCCCTTGTAGCATCCATCCAAAACTATATCGTCACCGTACATCGCTCGAAATTGCTCTTCTGTGACAGGTATAATCTCAAAGCAATAAGAGCCGTCACCTTTGTGTGTTTTCTGAGCGGCTGGATCCCATCCGCAAAGCAAAGGATCAAATACGCGATCAAGACAAATCTTTTGTTTAAAGCTTTTAGGATGCTCATATTCTGTCCACACTTTCATTGCGCTGTAACCGCCGCTCAATTGATCTTTGTAGACTTCATTTGATCTAAGCCCAGTGATGATATGCCTCATATATCCCTGAACTACGTCTATTGTCTGTATAGGAGGGACTGACACTGTTGGCTCTGCGTGAACAGTAACTCCGGGGACTTGCTTTGAAAACTCGCCCAAAAGCCTGCTAATAAAAGCCTCAACTACATTAAATTCTATAAGCGGACGATCAAGTTCTTGTAATGCTGCGCGCTGCTCATCTGTAATCGTCGTATTGAATACGAAGTTGCGCATTTGATTGAAATATTCTCTATTATTCCTAAAGTAAATATAGGATTCATTTATGTTTTTCTTAATTCTTGCCAATTGATCTTGATCATGCTTTGAAACAGTTCCCATAATTCCCCCTTAATAACCTCGTGCTTTACCTTTAATTTGTCTCATCCTGTCCTCTGCTTGCTTCATTCGATCAATCTGCATGCTTTGGACTACTTGAACCTTTGAAAATCCTGTGATGACATTTCTAATCAATGCCATATCGACTGCGTCATAAGCCGTATCGGCTATATCGTCGTGTCTGTGAGTGTTGTTTGCCGTGATCTTTGACATGTGATCAATACACATATCTATGTGCCTTGCGCCTTTCGTAAAGCTAATTTGTTTTCGCGCAATGTATGATTGAATTGATATGAAGCGATCTGCTTTTGACCCCGAAGATGCCGTGCGCGGAATATCAATAACATTGATACCTTGAAGACCATTAATCTGTGAGATAAGCGTCACACCAGTTGATTTCTTTTCTATTCCAACAACTGATGGCTTTATCTTGTGACGCATGCAATCCGTATAAAACTGCATGAAGTTCGGTATTAAATCTTTTGGCTCAATCCATACTTGAAGACAATCAAGCCAATGCAATCCGTATATTTCTGTCTCTTCTCCGAATTGCTTTATTTTATAAACTCCCCAAAAGCTAAACACCGTTGGATCATTATAAGTTTTTGCTGTTTCTGAAGTGTCGCCAGTGATAAATGTCGCCAGTATTTCAGGCTCTTCATCAAGAATTGCGAAGTTTTCTTTCTTAAAAATACCTCCGCCAGCAGGCAAAGGATTTTGCTGTATCTGTGCCGCGAAAGTGTATGAGTTATATTTCTCTTCTATAGCAAGCTTTTCTAGCGGATAAAGCTGAGGATGGATTGAGTTGCCTGACTCATCTCTTCCTTTTAAAATAACCTTTTTCCAAACATATCCGTCATTCCCTTCAATAAGAAAGTTTGCGCTATCGTCCTCATGCACTCGTTGGCCGATATAAAGCATTGGAACATTAGATGGATCACGAGGACGCTGCTTAATGGTTTCGTTGTAATTTCTTGTCACATTTCCTCTTATTGAATCACTGTGCGCTTCGTCAGGCTTGTGCATATCATCCATGATTAAAGCTCCACTGAAACGCATCAGACGAGGCAATCCAGCATCTTGACCAGTTACCGCTCCTCCTGAGCCAAACGCTCTCACACGCCCTCCTCCAGTAGTTTTAAAGTTATCTTTGGCTGATGACTCTCTGCTTATTTCGATCCCGAACAATTCTTTATATTCACGCAACTCCATTATTCCCTTAATGTCAGCCGTATGAGTTGCGGCAAGGTCATGACTGTATGAGATATAAATGAATTGACAATCTGGGTAATGCGCAAAACACCACGCGATGAAATACTTCATCATGGTGCTTTTTCCTGTGCCGGGAGGTATGTTTATGATTAATCTATTCGTCTCAAGCTTAAAACAAAGAGTTAGCTCTTTAGCGATTGTGATGTAATGACATTCTCTTGATATAGGATGCGAAAGATCAAAATCTCTTCCATTTCTGAGCTTGTAAAAAACACGAGTGAATAGGAGTAAACTATTTAGAAGTTTTGATTTTAATTCTTCATCAGTCATCAACATTTTAAAATGTCTTTATGTCGTTAATCTCTTTTTCTGTTTCTGTTGCAACTTTTTTTGTTTCCTCTAAGTTTGTATCTGATACGTTTAAGTTGGATGTTGTAGGAGCATGATCACCAGTCATTTTATTCATTTCGTTAATCAATCCTTGCAATCCTTTTAAGTCAACACACCCTTCTTTATCTGCTTTTCCTAGGAAATTTAACTCAATGCCTTTCTTCAGCATCTCTAATCGCCAGTCTTTTCCAACACCTACTTTTTTGACCGCTTCTTCCATTTTCATGTCCACGTACCGCTTTATTTGAGGTTTTCCGAGGTTCTCATATGCCATTTCTCCAGCAGTCTTTTTGCTGTAACCCGCTAGTTTTGCAGACTCGGTGCCATTGCTTGTTTTTACATATAATTCACAAAACTTTCTTTGCTTTGGAGTTAAGCCGTGTTTATCCAACGGCATCGTTCAATTCCGATTTTTTAGATTTAATTTTCTTTAATGCCTTAGATGCTTTTTCAACTTCTGCTTCTCCAATATCAGTCATTAAATCTGACAAGTCATGATTAACGATAGCGTCAGGAATTGTTTCTACTTTTGCAGGATTCACAAAAACCTTATTGTCCATAGTCCCTTTTCCCCGACATAACGGACATTCAACGGACATAAATTTTGAGTGAATATTAAAAGCAGAGACAGGTTTAATCGTCCCCACTCCTCGACAAGTCGTACACTGAAAAGGAAAGTTAACAAATGGCATAATAAAATCCTAAGTCATTGATTTATATGAAAAAAATATTGATCTGTAGGAGTTATAGCAAAAAAATAGGCGTGACGTCAATAAACAGGGTGATTTCAGGTGATTTGATGGTGAAACATGATAGTTTTAGACAAAAAAATGCCCAAAATGTTACCTCACATAGCATTTCAGGCATTATCGCCGTCTTTCCAGCGGGGCATTCTGAGTTGGTTTTTCAGGCCTCATCAGAAAATCATTGCATCCATGCGTAAAATGGTCAGTTAAGCAGGATTTGAACCTGCGACATCCTGCTCCCAAAGCAGGCGCGCTACCGGGCTGCGCTATTAACTGATTTTAATTTTTCAATATTTTCATTAAGAATTTTAAACTTCTGATCATAAATATCTGTAACGCCTTTAATTATTATTTGCAGTCTGTCGCATCTGGATTCAATAATGCTTGATAAATTTTCCATATATAATTTTAATTGACAATCAAAAACGTCAAGAGGGATATCGTGTCTTTCAACGATATCATTAAATTTTGAAATAATTTTATCATATCGATTGTTTAATTCTTGTAGTTTGCTTATTTCTTCCTGATTATCTTCAAGAATATCTCTGCATTCACAATATTGACAATTATGTTTTGACATAAATTATACCCCATTAATTTAAAAAATTAATACTTCTTTTTCTTCATCTTTTTAGCTTTAGATTCTTTCATTTCCTTCATATCTTCTTTCATTTCCTTTTTAACTTCTTTTTTCATTTCTTTTTTACGTTTCATGACAATACCCTCAATTAGTTAAGTTTCAATCAATTTTTTCAAAGCTTTCTCAGTATGCCATAAAAGGTTTTCTGAAAAATCATCTTTAATATCGTCAACCGTAAAGCATGAAGTAGCAAAATTCTTTTCATCCTCTTCCGATTCACACCCATCATTCGGGTCTTTATATCCTACAATTATTGATACGTAAAGAGGTGTCATTTTTTTTTACCTTTACCCAAAATCTTATTGGCTTTAGCGTCGATCTTCTCTTCAGCAGATTTGCTCAACTTTCCTTTCTTTACCATCTGGGTAGCTCTTGCCTTCGCATTGGCGGCGTGAGAACGGTCTGGCATAGGATATTTACGCTCTCCCGGCATGCCAAATTCAGATTGCTTTAACTTCTTTCGTTCAGCAGTTTTTAGTTTAGCCATCACAGTTTCCCCAAAAATTCAAATATTACGCTTTATCACGAAAAGTGGACAGTCATTTTCATATTTATTTCTTAAAAGCTATAAATAAATAAAATAATCATAAAAATAACAACAAAAGCAGACAGAAATCATAACAAAAAATGATTATTCATAACTGACCCTTAAATCCAAAAAATATACAGATAATAGCAACAAATATTGCTCCAAAAACAATACATAACATAATAAGCATTAACCATGAAATCACTTCCATCAAACTTTCTCCTTCAAACTTTTAGCAAACTCTTTAACCTTTTCTTTAAATTCTTTAGGAACCCAATGACATAGCCATGCGTATCCTTTCATCTTCATGCGCTTACGAAATACTACGCCGCGACGGGTTACGTTCTCTTGATTTTCTTTATTTTTTGGCATTTCTCTTTCTCTCAACAATAAAATCATAAATACACACAGAAACAAGCGCAACGCAAACAGCAATAATAAATACGCCAAATACTTCTATCATTACAACAATAGCCTCGATCATGACTTTGATCTGCATTTAATGATTTCTGCGCCAGATTCTTTTTTGTCAACAAAAACGTTCATTGAATAAAGCATATATTCCATAGTCTTAATAGCGAAATAAAGATCCATGTGAGACTCAGATTTATCGAATTTACCAAAAATATTATTATAAATAAGTCTAGTATTGCTTAATGTTATTTCCCTAAATTTATCATCAGATGAGAAAAACCCAATCTGGAAAAGTATTTTTGACGATTCAATCTTAGCCATATTTCTAGCATCTTTTCTGGATTGGATATCGTTAATATTTTGTTCGTTCATTCTCGAACTTCCTCTATTTGAATGTCAAATATTTCATCCCTAGGAAGTTTCTCAATCGTAAAACAAAATTCATCATTTTTCTCAAAGATTCCATCCTTTTGATTTTTAATATACTCTTTCGCCCCTTCTTTTGTCTTAAACAACTTTTCAAGCCTATACTCAGGACTCTTCGGAATAGAATAAACGGCGTATACTTTCATTTGTTCAATCTCCCTGATTCTATTTCTGTAAAAATATCTTCCAAAACATCAAGAACCGCTCTTTTACCAAACTCATCTTCCTGGCAATCCGGCAACTTTTCAGCCTTAAAATTAATATCAAGTAAAAAATTAGCAAGCTTTTCTGCGTCAATCATATTAAGAATTCCTATTTGCAAAAATCATAGCATCTTTAAGTGTGGAAAAATGATCAATCACTTGACCATAAAGATTATCAATACATTCCCACATCATGGTTTTTTTGTTAAATTTGATCTTCATATCCCTATCTCCGTTAAGTTAAATTAGCGGGTGACGCCTTTTGGTATGTTCTTTCGGTTAGTATCTTTTGCCTGCGCTCACCCACAAAACGATGATAACCGTTTAATTCAACGGTGTCAACTATTATTTTAAAATAATTGAAGATAACATTTTCTGAATTGATGAAATGCTCAATAACAATTCCTCATTTGATTTCTTAATCTCTCTTTCGAGATCATTGATTTTGCTTGATTGATGCTTTAATATATTCTGAATTCTTATAAATTCTTCGGTATATTTTTCATAAGGAGTAAGAGTTATTTGACGCATATCAGTCCCCATTATCTCTCCATCCTTTCACTCGGCTCATTCACAGAGTCATTAATCAATCGGGAATCCTCCTTTACTTCCTTCTTATCAAGAAAACCAAACCTCTTTATCCCTAAAGCCGTGCCAGCAGCCGTAAATGTCCCTCCACCGAATCCAACCCCAACTCCAATGCTGAAGTCAATAAGCGAAATATAATCCAAATATGCCAAAGTAAACGCTGTTCCAAACACACACAATCCCATACCAGATAAAACTATTAGCGCACATTTAGATAAATCGCATAATTCTTTTTTTTCAGGAATTAACATTTATATATCCTCAAATAATCCAATCTTAAAATGCTTTTCCAAAATCATTCCTAGTTCATCTCCCATTTTTTTGCATTGTTCCATAATTTCATTATGATTTGGATTAGAAGACAATCCAAATGAAATACGACATACCTCAAAGTTATCGTGATTTAAAAAAAATACGCCTTTAATAATAAACTCATTTAAACACTCAAAATCTATAGATTAATCCCCACCCATTAACACGTCAAAAAAAGTTATTAAACAATATTCTTCATCTTCTCCACATCCGATTGACTGAGTCTTTTCACAAGAAATCACCGGATATTCAGTCCGTGCCGACATAGTATGATGAGACGCTCTAACAATATAGTATAATGGTATTTTCTCTAATTCTTCAATCAATTCTTTAACATTCATAAGTTTTTCTCCAAAATATAAAATTCGTTGGGTTTTTCTTCCTTTGTCCGATACTTTCCCTACCGCCTTAATTACTTGCTCTATGGTTTGTAAATATCCCGTTCCCACTAATTCACTAGCTTCTTCCGCCGTCTGATTTCCGCCGCGCTTAAATTTTGAACGAAACAAAACCTTTTCATGCTGTGTTTTAGGAAGCAACATTAAATATTTTGCTAAATATTTACTCACCAATCACTTCCTCACCAACATTTTACCTCTATAAGGAATAGCATCCGAATAATACGAACGCGACCCCGCCGAAATAGCATCAAGCAAATAACTAAATATATCAGGAGGAACATGAATTTTACTAACCGCAAAGCGCTCCATACGATCACATTCTTTCAAAAACTCTTTTGCCTTACCTTTTAATTTACAAATATTTATTGGCGTATAACTCATTTCTTATCCAAAACACAAAAGGCAGAAATTCTTTTATTTGTCCCGTTATGATCTGCGGACATGGCTTGATCTTGGCAGGTTTTCAAGTCATTAAATCCAGGATATTTATCAGATTGACTGCAACCTAATATACTAATCCCAAAACAAATCACTAATGTCCACATCATCTCATCCCCAAATAATCTTTAATCGCCTGAATGCCTTCGTCTACTGTTCTTACCTCAACGCATTTATATCCTACATTAGACATAAAAAGCATCCATTCTTTTTGTTCTTTTCTTAACTTTCCTTTCTTTGACTTAACTTCTATCCAGAGACCATGATAAAAAAATCCTCTTCCAAATGATGGATGCGCAAAGAATAAATCACTAACCCCCCTCTTAACGCCCTCTCTCTTCAATCTTAGAGCCTCTGTAATGCTTCTATTTCCACCATTTGGAACGGCTAAAAGATAATCAATTATTTTTCTTTTAATCAAAATTAAACCACCATTAATTGATTGCTCATATTTTTCAATCGTAAATATATTAGCCCACTCAACAATAGCGCACTGGATTTGGTGTTCTGATGGAAAAATTGATCTAATAGTCATAATATTTCACCTTCTGTCCCATGATCTCCATTTCATATGTCCTCTTAATCATTTCAGAACCGTAAATGGTAAATGTTTCTTTGATAACTTTTAGCCAGTGTTTAAACTCCTGCTTTGATATATACAAAGTCTGAGAACCCTCAAATCTATGATCTGAAATAAACCCTCTAACAAAATCATGTATTTGGATGAAGTTAAATTCGCTTGGTTCATGTGATCTCATTTAATATTCCGTCATAAAGCCTTTGATAAGAAACTTCAATTCCTTTAAATGAAACATAGTAAAAATGACCATCATCTTTCCTTGCAATACAATTATAGCCTAATTCTTCAAGAACTTTTTTTACATAAATATGATTATTGTGCGAAGAAAGATGATGCCTTTTATATTTCACTTTATTCCTCCAACATTATAATACTTTTCAATATTTTTATGATCATCAAGAAGCGCCTCTGGAATAAGGCACTTCTTACAAACTCTATTTTTCCAAGTTTCACCATTATCGACAAAACGATAACTCATAATCACATCAATTACATTATGATCTCCATGGTCACAGCATGGTTTCTTTTCCAACATTTTTTCAACTGCTTTAAGATGATTAATTCCATCAAACATTTTATTCCTCCGGAAACAATTCATCTAAAACTTTATCGTATTGTTTTTTACGTCTTTCAAAAAGCGCAATTTTATCTAGTCTTTCAAAAAGATTATCAAAGTTAATATCTTTAACAGAGCACATCTCTTGTACTTCAGATTCTAAAACAACAATCTTTTCGTCAATCTCAGCTTTCTTCATATCCGCTTGCGTTTTAACTTTCCTTGCACGAATGGGCGCTAAAGCCTCATCTAGTTTCTCTTTGCTCATTGCGATAATTTCTTTAAATGGTTTAAGTTTCATATCTTTAATCCTCAGTAAGTAATAAAAGTTTATCTTCATCGTTTGTTACAATATCTTTTATATTTATATAATGTAAAGGACTATTTTTATTAATTTTTTTAAGGCAATTTTCCACACATGACCAATAATATAAATTTCCTTCATCATCATGAATTTCCATCATATTATTCATCAATTAAAAGTAAAAGTTTTTCGTTCATTATAGGATTTTCATTGCTATCATATTTAATAAATGGACGGCCAATATTAGATGGAAACCTATTTTTATATTCCTGTAAACCTTGCGCCTGAAGAAGCGCTCGTTTACAATCCATCGTTGAAGGAATTTGATTGTCATCTACAATTCCACCAAGAAGACTACTATATAAATCTTGCGCATAGCCTGTACTAATCATTTTCTTTCTCTCCAAAAAATTCACTCATATCATTTTGATGTTTATCCCATCTTGTTGCTAATTCATAAGCTAAAGCATCCGCATACCATTCAGGAACATCCTGACCCTTCTGATCCAAAATACTACAACTGTCGTTCATTATATTCAAATTAATTCCGCGCACGAGTTTTCTCCTCACAATCTTTACAGGTTAGAGATATTTTTTTGTTCAAATATCCCGCCCTTCTAAACTCAAAAATGTTTTTACTTTTTAGGCACTTAATGCACTTCTTTTCTGGCTTCTTAAAAAACGATCTGGGGTCAAAATTTGTCATCAATTTCCCCCTTTTTCATACTCCTTATATAGCAATCATTACATTCCCACCGAATTGCATCACCTCTTTTGAACTTTTCGGTGTACTTTTCTTCATTACAAATTGGGCACTTTTTTTTGTACGAAACATACAGTTTTTTCATCAACTCGACTTCTTTCATAAACTTAACTCCCAAATACCTAAAAAACTACCCGAAAAAACATCGACTTATGGGGGGTAGGCGGCACGATCTATTTGGCACCAATATACCCATAGCCACTTCAATAAATAACCTCTTCACGGCCTTTATTTTCGTTCTTCGAAAAATCGTTTTCTACATCGCACAATTTCTGGCAACGATCACAGTTTTTGACATTCGTCGAAAAGTGTTTTCGAAAGTGAATAATTTCGTGAAATTGATTTTTGATGAAATCGAGCCAACGAGACGACTCGTAAAAATCATCTCGATTCTCGAAATGATACGAACATTTCCAGTCATCACTTTTGTGAGTTGCGGATGACATTGTTCCAGCCATTGGGCATCTCTTTCCGTTCAAAATAAAATTACATCTAGGATCACGAGATTCTGAGTTTTCTGATTTTCTCCATCCGCAACTACATTTTTTTGCATGAGCAGACAATTGATCACTGCATCCCGGACATTCGAATTTTTGCGCGTACATTTAGTTTTCCTCCACTGGAACAAGTTCTCCAACGTATTGCTCAAACTTCGTTGCGTTGAATAAAGTTGCAGGGCGCAAATACTCAACCATCTTTTCATTGTCTTTCCACTCACGAGTTTTTTTGGCGATCACCTGCCGACAGTTCGACATCGTCGCTCCAGATTTCAATCTTGCGATGATGAGTTTCAAATTCGTGTCGACGGGTCGAAACACTCTCCCCGTTTTTGAGTTTAAGAAATTTAAGATTTCGATTGCCTGTTTTTTGAGTTCAAAATTTTGAGATTTGAGAGGGACGATGTCGGGCCTGCCCGACAATGCTTTTATGTTTTTATCTTTTTCTTCTTCTTTATCTGTGTCTTGTGTATATGTATCTATATCTATATTGAGACATAGTTGTGACATGTCACGTGACATCGTTGTGACATGATTGTGACTAACGGCTCTGGAACGGTAGTCGCGTTGGCGTTTCGCGGAATCGTCGGAGTCTTTTTGTCGCAGTGCAAAATTCTTCAAAAAGTCGTCGCCGTTTTTAATTGAGGCGTCGTCGTTTATAAAACCGGCTTGGTAAAATTTCAAACGGGTATTTTTCCATTCATTTTTTGATATGCCAAGACGGTAACAAATCTCGTCATCAGACATCGAATTTAGGGTTCCTTCACGCTGAAAACAGAACAGCATAATGAGCCTTCTTTGCATCGCTTCTGGAAGCATTTGAACCTTATAATCGGTAGAAAATTCTGTATAAAGTCTGAGCCAAGGAAGGGATTTTCGAGCCATTAACAGCCCCTTTTCTTAAATTTTTTAGTCGATAAATCGCCCATTTCCGACTCTATATCTGCCTCTAAAGCCTTAATTATTCCTACACATTTTTTGAATCTTTCCTCTATAGTATTTTCTACTATTAAAGGAGCGCCAAAGACGTCAGGTCGAAGTTGCTCGCAAGTGACCTCACCGCTAGTTAAAGCTTCTATTTTTCTGCAATATTGAGCCGGAGGAGAGACAAACTCCTTATCAATCCATGTATAAACCTTGTTGTGATGAATCCCTAAAGCACGAGCAAATGCAGACGGATTTCCGCCATAATTGAGGATTGCTCTTAAAAGATGATGTTTTGATTTTGGAAAGTCGGAATATCTTAAAACGCGTTGCGCATTCTTCATTTTTCGTTACCTTATAAAGAAGTTGAAAAAGCCGAGTTTAACCACAAAACTATTTTTTTAGCAATATAGGTGCGTAAATATAAATAATTTGACAGATTATTAATTAAACAATAGAATTAACACAGGATGGTCAAACGCTGTAAAAACTTGATTATCCGCCACTACAATATGTTTAAATAATTGGAGATAAAATAAATGAAGTATCATTTTGATGCTACAGAAACACTTGGTAAACGTATAAGAAAGATTAGAATATTAAAGGGTTGGACACAAAAAGAATTGGCTGAAAAAGTCAATCTTTCACAATCTGGCATATATCAATTAGAAAGCGATAGATGCCATCAAACGAGAAAGATTGTAGCTTTATCTAAAGTTCTTGGAGTGCCTCCAGAGGAGTTAGACCCTTTTGAGCAAATGCCTAAAATTAATAAAGACAGCTTCAAAAGATTTGAAGATATGAAAAGGCAATATCCAGATTGGCAGAAATTAGTTTTAGAATCTGTTTGTCTTGGTAAGATGTAAATTTTGAGGTAAACTTAAATTGGCGCTTCTAGTGTTTCACAAGCCCTCGCCTGGATCCGAGGGCTTTTTTCTTTCTGGCATACCATCCCGTTATCACGCAATTAATTTATTTTTTAAAAAGTAGTTGACAGATACAATTTAACTCGTTATTCTCTCATTCAAGTAGAAAACAATTAAATAAACGAGATTTGTTTTTAATTGAATTATGAGGCAATCATGGATTACAAATACTTAGGTTCAGTAACCTTAGAACAGATTTTAAGTGACGTCTTAAGAGACTACGCAAGAGATGAAATAATTTCTGAATACAATAATGATAAAAATAATGACATAGAATATAAAAAGAAAAATAAAATAAAAGAGTACGGTGCTTACAATTTAAAAATAAATTCAAGAGACGAAAGACAGGGCGCTGGGCGATATGACTGGGACTCAATAACATACAAAGACGACAATGGAAATTTGCTTGATCATATCGCCGACTCTATTTTAGCAAAAGATGATTTCAGCAGAGTAATAGCAATACAAAAAGCAATGTGTCAAATTCAAGAAAATATATATTTATATTATAAAAATGAATTTGAGCAAAAGATTGAACAAGAAAAAGCGGATTTTCATCAAGAACAAATGCAATATGGACATTCTGATTACTTCGAGGCCTAAGCAGATGGGGCGGCTCATAACGTCCTACATTGGAACTTCGCCAGTAGTTTTCTGCGAAACTGGCAACTGACTTTTATTACTATTGGAGATTTAAAAGTGTTAGACAAAAATATATTTTTACAAACATTGATTCAGGCAAAGAAAGAGACTATTGACTTCACGCAACAAACGGTTGGAAAAACCGATCTTATCGATACGCTTATAAGAAATATTCAAAGTGGAAATTATGATTACAATCCTAAAGAAAATATAGCTTCAGAAGAGAATGTGACGGTTTCTGAGTGATACCGTTTTTACGCCTTGATCGGTAGGCGCACATATAAACCGAAGCGATGGGGAAAACTAGCTGCCCACTGCTTAGACTTTGACGGTAGTCTGTCGCGAAACCGTCTGTTTATGATTCATGCGGCGTTGACAGTGAAACGCTTGCCGCGAAGGACTTACCTTATCGGCCATTTGTCGCGACTGTATTTAACAGAGGATTTATACCCTCTCGTATGGTTAAACGTAAGAGTCGGTGCAATTCCGACCATGAATCACTTTTTTAAACAGGAGAGTAAATGTGGATAAATTTGTGATAGTTAATATTTGTAATCCGGGAGATACAGAAACTCTTAAAACTTTAATAAATCTTTCTAATGTTGAGTATATATCTGAAGGAGCTGGAAAAGGAGGAGATGGACAAATTGTGAATATTATTAAGTTTAAGAGTCAGTCTTCTATAGGAATAAAAGAATCAATCGACGAAATCTGCAAAAACGCTTTTTCTTTTGATCCTGAATAGGAGATTTTTTATGAAAGGTTTATTTGAAAAAATTAACGAAATTTATAGAAAAAATCAAAAAGAAATAATTAAGCATCATTGGATGCAAACTCTTGATAGTCTTCATGCTGAAAGAGCAAAGGCTGTTGATCATTTATCAACAATCAATAAAGAAATATATAAAACAGAATTAGTCGTTTTTGGAAATTAGGAGATATACTGTGGCGTTGAGAGGAAAAAAACCAGAAAGCGTTCAAAAGAGATTGAAAGCTTTCTTTTATGGCGCAGCAGGGGTAGGTAAAACTACAGCAGCAATTCAGTTCCCAAAACCTTATCTGATTGATAGTGAGCGCGGAGCAGAAAACGATCAATATGTAAAACATCTTGAATCATCTGGTGGCGCAATATTTCAAACATCTGATTTTGATGAAATGATGGCTGAAATACGGTCATTACTAACAGAAAAGCATGACTATAAAACCCTTATTGTTGACCCTCTTACAGTGCCGTATTCAAACCTTCTTGATAAGGCTGAAAAGAAGGTGGGGTCAGAATTTGGACGTCACTACAGTGAAGCCAACAAGCATATAAAGCACATGATCAACATGTTATTAAGACTTGATATGAACGTTATCATTACTTCTCATGCTAAAAATGAATACGGCGCAGGGATGACATTAATCGGACAGACATTTGATTGTTATAAAAAGCTTGATTATTTATTCGATGTAGTTTTTGAGATTCAAAAGAGAGGAAAAGACAGGGTTGGCGTGGTTAAAAAGACTCGCGTCGAAGCATTCCTTGATAATGAAACTTTCCCATTTTCTTATGCGGAGATTGCAAAGCGTTATGGAAAAGAAATACTTGAAAAATCAGCCGAAGTTGAGGTTTTAGCGAATACAGATCAATTAAAGGAATTAAACAGGCTTATTGAGTTATTAAAAATTACTGAAGAAACAATAGAAAAATGGTTAAAAAATTCAGACTCAGAAACATTTGATGAAATGAAGTCAGATCATATTCAAAAAGTTATAGACCATCTTAAATCACAAGTTAAAGGGGAATAGTAATGCCAAGTTTCAAACCAAAGAGCGATGAAGAATTATGCACCCTTTTAAAAAAGGGAGAAGGAACGTTTACAGTACTATCAGCAGTTGAAGCGAAATCAAAAAATGGCGATGAGATGATTAAGCTTTTATTAGAATGCTATGATTGCGAAAACAATAAAGGAAATATTTTTGAATATCTTATCTTTAATGACAATGTATTTTGCGAATCAAAGATAAAGCATTTTTGTTATGCTGTAGGTCTTGAAAAATCATACGAAAGCGGAAAATTGAATAGCTTTGAATGCGCCGGACGATACGGTCGAATCGCAATAGGAATCCAGAAAGACAAAACTGGCGCATATCCTGATAAAAATTGTGTTTATGATTTTTTAAAGCAAGATGATAGTAAGAAAATAATTAATGATATCAACGATAATTTAGATGATATAGCGTTTTAATATTTGAATCTCGTGGCGTTCACGGTGAAACGCGCTAGTCACTGGGTGACATACTAGACAAGTGAAAGGAAGTCTCTGCCTTTTTAAATGTTCTGGCTTACGCGTCAGATTTACTGAGAATGAAAGCAGCTTAGCAAGTTCGACTCTTGCCGAGATTCACCAATTTTTAAATTTATGGAGAAATTGAACATGCTTGTTTTGTCTCGCAGGGTTGGTGAGTTAATGGTAATAGGTGATGATATAGAAGTTATTATTCTTGGAATTAAAGGGAATCAAGTCAAAATTGGAGTTAATGCGCCAAAAGATGTTCCGGTTAATCGTCAGGAAATACATGAAAAGATAATAAGGGAAAGGAGCGACAAAGATGGAAACAGATAGACGAACGGAAATCGGAATAGAAATTTTGCAAAATATATGTGAATATTTGAATGCAGAATTCAAAATTCAACTTTTACAAAAAGAAATAACCAATATTGATAAATTTAATATCATGATGGATGTCATGCATAATTTATTTTTAAACAATATTATAAAACTTTCCAAAATATTAGAAATAACTCCGCTTGAAATTTATGACCATATTAAAATGAGAGATAATATTAAAAGTATTATGGAAAGAAAAGATGAGACGTGAAACTTTTGAGAATATTTTGATTTTTGGATTTGTGATTTTTATTTGTGTGATTGCTGTTTTACTTAATAGGGGAATTATATGATTGATATTCAAAACTTAACGTTGAAACAGATTGATGAAATTAACAAAATGAATAATTTATCAAAAGACCATCCGTATGAAATAGGTAGAAATTATTTTGTAAGGACGGTAACTTATTTTTTTACGGGAAAATTGATTTCTGTTTTTGAATATGAAATTGTATTTGAAGATGCCGCATGGATTCCAGAAACAGGTAGATATTCTGATTCTTTCAAAACCGGAGAACATTCAGAAGTTGAGCCTGTTAATGGAAAGTTAATAATTGGTCGTCAAGCAATTATTGACTGTACGGAATGGGATAAATCATTACCAAGAGAACAGAAATGATATCAGTCTTAAAAAGAGGTTCTGATTTGTCGGGATCGACGTCGGGATCGGAGTCGAAGTCGGGGTCGAGGTCGTGGTCGAAGTCGGGGTCGGGGGCGGGGTCGGGGTCG